AGGAAACTAGGAGAATGGCCAAGGCCAGATATCGAAGCACCTGTAACAGGCATTATACATTGTGACCACGGTAAGTCAACCGTAGGTAGCTCTATCTTATCGGCCGTATGAAGGCCAATACAACGAACACGAACACGGCCAAGGTACTGAGGGTCCATTCTGTCTTCTACGACACCTGTAAACCAATTAAAACCGTTACGGCCTGCAAAATTTTTGTCTGTAGTCATTTTATTTTTCTCGATATTTGTTTTCTTTTAATACGCTAGCCTTACGCATAAAAAGGCCATTTACGAAAACCTTACGCAAGGCGGACTTCATCTTTCCGTACCATCCTAAACCCTTGTTCCTATTGCGTTTCCTTGGTGCGTAACTCTCAGAAACCTTTATATATGGTAATAGATTACCTAACACGAAATACCTCTAAAATCTCTCTATACAGGCCTTCTTTACCCTTAAAAAAGTAAGCATATTTGCATTGGTAGTATTTGTCTATTAGGTTTATCTTCATTATTCTATTCATTTATTGTGTTTTTCTCTTTACATGACCATATGCACTTATTGGTCCTGCACTCTCACATCTTTGGCAACAATCTGGTGTACCACACTTATCGTGGACAATTGTTTCTTCTCCGCCACTTGCTTGTATATACTCTCCTGTATGTACTCGGTTGTCCTTGTCAGTCTTTGGTGTAAATGTACCTGAACTGGTGAATATTTTAACTTTGTTTGTCATTCTATTGGCCTTTCTCGCTCTGTATTATATAGTCTAGGAAAATCTCTCGGAAATCTCTTAAATTCTCTCGTCCTCCTCATAGAGGTTTACAGCGTCTTTCTTATCTGTTAATACTGTAACCTCGTCTAATCCTTTTGGTAAGTCGGTCATAACTGCGTCCTTGACCGTTCTTAAATTCATTGTATGTTTTTGATTAGGTACATCAAACTTATGTTTAAGTGATAATATTAAGTATCGACCACTATAATAAGGGTTTGTCTTTTGTGCCTCGTCATGCCCTATTGGTTGTTGTAATGGTAAATTAAATGTAATAATGTTACCTGCGTTTATTCTTGTTTGACCTGGTACTGTTAAAAGTAAATGATTGTTTGCCATTTGAGCTCTTTGTGATACCTTGTTAGGTAGTAATAATTCAGGAGCAGTAAACTCGTAATCGTTATGTACAGCTTTAGTATCTACTACACTCATTAGTTTTGCCATAGGAAAATCTGATAACATTTTACCTGTGTCTTCGTAATACGCAAGAGGTTTTGTATATTTGTCTGGTGTTTTGTTACCGTCTTGGTGTTCCGTATGAAAATTGTCACCAAATGATTCATGGTAATCATAATTAAATGTTGTAATCTTCTTATTGTATATGTCATGCGTAACTAGATGATTTGCATAGAGACCTTTGTTTAATTCGTCTAGTGTATTGACTACATTTTCAAATGAATACTGGTCAGGTGATTGTAAGTCAAGAGCAATATCTTTATTTTGTTCGGCGTCACGCATATTAGCAGGTTGCATTGCGTATTTCTCAACAGATGTTCTAGCAATATTACCACCTTGCGCCATAAGACTTTCAAAAGACCTAAAATTAAACCCTTTTGTTGTTTCATAAAACAAATATCCTGCATTATTATATTTGTCTGAAACTGAGTTATTACTTAAAAATCTTATTGTTTTGAATGGCTTAAGATTTGGTATTACATACTTGCTATTGGTAGATGTTGGTTCTGCGTAAACTCTTTTTCTACTGTCAAGGTACTTCTCATCTTGGCATATTTCATATACTGCGTTCTCTACAGGACCTTCAAATGCTTTTGATATTCTTGTTGTACTATTTCTATATGCCTCTCTACTGATAAAATGTATTCGATACAATGATTCACGACTGGACATACTCATTGCACCTCTAATCTTTTCTATCTTATATACATTAAATGTGTCTGATACACCTTCTAAAAACTTAATTTGATTTTGACCTGGTGTAAATACATGAAGCTCTAATTTCTCCATGCCTGTAAGAGGTAGTGATGTTCTAAAATCAACACCATCTGTTACATCTATTGTTCCTGTTAATACAGGCATAGTAAGGTCTTCTACTAAAGTAATTGAAATTGTCTGAGGCAATATGTTTTGTCTGACTGCCTTCTCTGAATTACCTGCTTTTCTGTAGGAAATGATTGTAACTGCCTTTAAACGGAAGTCACCTGCGTAATTGATTATGTTATCGTGGTTGTCTGAAACTGCCATTTGTCATTATCTTTGTACTAGTCGTTCAAATTCGTCAACAAATTGATTTAGATATGCTCTATCTAGTAATTTAATTTGTCTTTTCTGGTCTTGTAATCGTTGTTCGTATTCATAGTTAGATACAGATTGTGCGTCCAAGTCTGTACTATTTACTTCTATCTTATGTGAGAAATCACCAGGTCCATTACCTGATTGGTCACCACTAGTTTGTGTTTTCTCGTAATGATGTATTGCTCCTGGTTCTGCGTACTTTTGTTTTACATATTCTTCAAAGGCAGAAAATGTTAACGGCCAGTCATAAAATCTATCTGTAATATCATTCATATAACAAATGACCCAAAAATAATCTGTAGTACCAAAATGTTTATATGATATAATTTCAGGTGTGTCGCCATCTTGTACATCATAAGTTGACATTAAAGCCATATTGTCTTTTAGACCTTCTCTTACTTTCATTCTTCTAAAAATATCTTTTACAAGTTTAAGGTTGCCATCATTGTTGATGTCATATAGTCTATTAGGAAATGTTTCGAAATACTTAGGCATTAGTAATTATCCACTATCTCTTGTTTTGTAAGTAGAGTTGTTTCTGTAAATGATAATGTTAATGTTATTTCTACAGGTGCAGCTCCTTCATCATCAAATTGTCTAAATGATTGAAAGTCACCACCACCATAATCTACATCAACACTATTACATACACATCTACTTAATTCATGTAAGTAATTATTCTTTTGGTCATTATATGCGTAATGTATTTCAAACTCTGATGGTACTCTAAAATATCTACCACCATTTGCCATGTCTAACTCGGGGTGCATATGAAATTTAAAGAATTTAATAATCTTGTTTATGTCTTGTGCTTCTTCTTTATTTCTTGCAATTAATTTAAATGCGTAACTGAAACTTCTTTCATTAATCTTTTTAAATACTGACTCACTAAAATTGTTTTGTGCTGTTGCTGTTACTTTACTTAATGCACCTGTGATATCACCTAGACCAATTGATTCACCTAAACCTACTGCCATGTCTTTAGCAATACTTAGTCCAAAACCACCAAAACCTTTTAATGCTTGTTCAATAGCAGTTGTAGAATCTTTAGCTCCCATTGTTCTACTTGCAATACCAACGGCCATACCTGCTTTACCTAATTCACTATGACCTGTGTCAGCAGAATAACTTGCTTTAATACCTGGTGGCATAAACAATGATACACCGCCTGTTACTTTTGTATGTGTTGCTAATGCTGAACCTTGAACACTATTTGGTGGAGGTTTACCTATAACAACTTCGCCACCATTTCTCGATTGTTTAAGTTTTCTCATATTGTATTTACCGCCAACATTTGATTTGCCGGCTTGAGATGATTTTGATGTGTCTTGTTTTATTGATACACCAATATTCTCATTAAACATAGTGTCGATTGCAAGTGATTTAGTATTTGATATAGAATAGAATATTATAAAGTGACCACCACCTGTGCCTAAATCTCTAGGAAATTGTATGCTTGTAAACTCTAATGGATTTTTAACAAGGTGCGCCGTAGGCGAACCTGTTTTCATCTCTAAAGGACTCTCTTTGAGTAGTGAAGCTGCCTGCATTTTAGGCGAACCACCACCCGTCTTGCTAGCACCAAGAAATTGTGATACTACTGCTAATGCTGAACCTAGTTTAATTGAACCCATATAAATATCCTTAACCTTTGGTAATATTTATAAAGGATTATGGAGTGAAATGACTAAAACATATAAAGGCATATACAAACCTACTAACCCTAAAAAATACGCTGGTGACCCTAGCAAAATAATATACCGTTCTAATTGGGAAAGACGATTCATGGTATATTGTGACAAAAATGATGATATAGTGTATTGGGCAAGTGAAGAATTACCAATACCATACTATAATCCTGTTACAAAGAAAGTACATAGATATTTTCCCGACTTTATCATAAAGACCTCAAAAGGCAAGCGTTTTATGATTGAAATAAAACCTGCCAAATATCTTAAACCACCTAAACCACAAGCAAAAAGAACAAAACGATTCTTTGGTGAACAAGTTGAGTTTATTAAAAATCAAGCTAAATGGAAAGCTGCAACTGAGTATTGTAATGACCAAAATATGGAATTTAAAGTGTTTACAGAAAAAGAATTAGGTATCTATTAATCAGCGTTTAAATTATCAGCGACAGTATTATCAGCAAGACCTGTTGACTCATCTATACTTTGATGTTGTACACTTGATGTGTTATTCACTTGTGTAGAAGCGTCAATCATTGCACCACCGCCTCCGCCACCAGCACCTGAAGCTGCTAACATTTGTGACTCAGTATTAATTTCTCCGCCTGTTGCGCCACCTGTTGTTCCGCCACCACTTGCACCTGCAACTGCTTCACCTGTCTTCATAATCTTATAGAATTTTCTACCAAATATACCACCATCATCAAATACTGCTTCAAATTTACCTTGACCACTTTTAGATAATTCAGCCGCCATAGTTTGTGCTTCGCCTTCGCCACTAATTTTTAACATCTCACCATTTTCAGGATTTATAACTGAACCATCAGGCATAGTATCTACTTGACCTAACTGAGCTGCGTTTTGTTCTGGTGTTTGTAAAGTAGATAAACCAGAAGTCGCTTCTTCTAGTGTTGCGCCAGCCTCTATTCTATCAGCAGCAATAATTTTTTCTTTCATTGCTTTTGCTTTGTCGCCAATGAATGGTAATCCTTCTACTGATTCTAATACACCAACTAATAGACCTTTCATCAATTCTTTAATCTTTCTAAAAGGCGCCATTGCAAAATCTATAATTTGGTCTTTAATCTCACCAACTTTTGTTGTGATACTATCGGTCATTTCTTTTAATTTTTCTGGTATAGTGACCATTACAAAGTCTTTTACTTTTGTAAACAAACCAACAACTTCATCTTTGATGTTTGTAAACCATGTAGTAACACTATCTTTAATCTCTTGTACTTTTGTAGGTATTGTAATAATAAAGAAATCTTTTACTTTGGTAAATATACCTTTTACTTCATCTACAATATTTGTAAACCATGTTGTGATACTATCTTTAATTAATTGTACCTTTTCTGGTATTGTGATAACAAAGAAGTTCTTAATCTTTGTAAATAAGTCGGCTACATTGTCTTTGATACCTGTAAACCAATCTGTAACAATTGTCTTGACTTCTTCATATTTAGCTGGTATAGTCACTACAAAGAAGTCTTTAATCTTAGTAAATAAATCTGCTATACCGTCTTTGATGTTTGTAAACCATGTAGTTACTGTTTTTTTAATTTCTTCGTATTTGGCTGGTATTGTAATGATAAAGAAATCTTTTACTTTTTGAAATAAACTAGCAATACCTTCTTTAATAGATGTAAACCATTCACCAAGTGTTGTTTTAATTTCTTCTATCTTTTCAGGTAATGTAACTGTAAAAAAGTTTACAACTGCGTCTTTTAATTCTTTTGCCTTTGTAGGTATTGTGACAGCAAAGAAATCAATAATGCCTTGTACACCTGCTTTTAATAACTCCCAACCTTTATTTAAAAACTCTGCAATCTTTCTACCATATTTTTTTAGTACAAATGATAGAGCTAATAAACCTGCAATAATACCACCTTTAATTAAAGTACCCTTTAAACCACCTAATGCCGCTTTTGCTTTCATGGCGCCTTTTGCTAAAAACCCTGGTGCTTTTGTTTCTCCGCCACCATCATCTGCACCACCCACATCTAAATCTTCATCCGCTTCTGCGTCTGCTATTACATCTTTTTGTAGAGATACACTATCACTTAACTTATCAACAACTTGGTGAATACCATCTCTTATATCTTCAAGTACAACCATCATACTTTCAAATGGATTCATAGGTGTTGCAATTGCCGGAGCGGCTGCCGTAAGGTTATTACCTCCGCCACCAGATATGGCTAATTGAGTACCAACTGCTTTACCTATTTCTATTACTGATTCGTCTTTTAGTGTAATCTCTGCCATTATTTTTTACTCTTACTTGTACCTGTGTATAGACCAAACCAGGCAGCGCCAGCACCAACAACGATACTGATTAACCCACT